GGTAAAAAAATTCAAGTTTTAGATAAATAATTAAAACATATTAAAGCTATAAAAAGTTAGTTAACTGTCTAACTTTTACAATTAGGAGATCATAACCAAAACAGTTATATTTATAGTATATTACTAATAAGGCAAAAAAAATGAGTAAGGAAACAAAAAAAGAATTTAACATTCTTGACACACCATTTGGTGAAGGTCTAGAAATGCAGTTTAATGATGAGTTCTCTAGTGATTTTCAAGAGAACAATTCAGTAGCACAACCACTAGTTCCAGAACTAGAAGATGTAACACCTCAAGTTGATGAAACTAAAGAAGTTGTTAAAGATCTACCTAAAGAAGAAACCAAAGAAACTCAAGAAGTTGATAAGGTTGAATCTAAACAAAACAATACTGAAGAGAGTTCTTCTCTCAAAGTATTTGCAAGTTGGTTAGGAGATAAAGGTTTAGTAGACTACGATGAAGAAACTTTTGAAGATTCAGAAGATGGTTTAAAAAAACTAATGAGTTCTACTGTTGAACGTGAAGTGGAAAACTATAAAAATAGTTTACCAGATGATGTTCACAAGTTAGTAGAATTTGTTGAAGCAGGAGGTAATCCTAAAGATTTTATTAATGCATATTATAATGAAGTAACTTGGAGTGATTTTGAAATAGACACTGACACTACTCAAAAGATTGTATTAAGAGAATATTTAAAAGCACAAGGAGAAGATATTGAAGAAATAGAAGAAACTTTAGATACATATGAAGTTTCTGGTATTTTAGAAAAGAAAGCTAAGAGTGCATTAAGCAAATTACAGAACTATGAGAAAGGTTATCAAGAACAATTGGTAGAATCTCAAAAGAAGTATGAAGCTGAACAAAGAGCAGCAGCTAAGAAACAATATGAAGATTTCAAAGCTGACTTATATGCTAAAGAAGAAATTCAAGGGTTTAAATTAACCCCTAAAATGAAAGATAATCTTTGGGAATTCATTATGAAACCTGATAAGACTGGTAAGACAGGATTACAGAAACATAATGAAACTAACACTAATGCTCAATTCATGTATGCTTATTTAGCAATGAATGATTGGGACTTAAGTAAGTTAGAAAGACAAGTTAAAACTAAAGTTAACTCTGAGTTAGCAAGTAAGTTATCTAACTTTAAAGATGGTAGATCTAAATTAAAGACTGGTCAGTCTGATAGTTTTGGATCAGAAAAATCTTCAGGTAACTTCAGTGTTTTTAAACAAGCTTTAGATAAAGGCTTTTTATAAAAAAAAGAACAAATTATTAATTTAATATAACAACAACAAAAATGCAAATTAGTCCATTACAAATAACAAACATGAATTGGCATGCTGGTCTTACTCAAGACTCTCATTTGTCCACATTCTTTTTAACTGAGCCAGCTATTGCTAGTCAAGTTATTACTCGTATTTATAACAAACAAAATGGTTATAAAAATGCTCTTTCCTTCTTAACAGGTGGAATGGGTAAAGCTAAAGAAATTGATGGTATCCAATATCGTTGGAATATCATTGGTGACTCTCGCAAAGCAATATCTATTACTCGTTCAGTATTTGATGCTGCTAGTTCAGTAGGTATTAACGCTACAACTTTTAAAATTGGTGTAGGTGAGAAATGGTTCTCAGAAGGTGACGTTTTATTATTTGACAGTCCAGATTATAAAGCTCGTGTAATTTCTGAACCAATTTATGACGGTGCTGATTACATCTTAGTATGTCAATTAGTTACTGCAGATATTACTAAATCTGTACCTGCTACTTTAGTAACAGTTGGTAAAGAGGTATCTAAAGAATACAACATTGTAGAACATGATCATTCTCGTACATCAGGTGAAACTCACTATGCTACACCAATGATGTTAGAAAATTACATGACTACATTGCGTAAGAAATATTCTGTAACTGGTGCTGCTCACAGCCGTGTTATGGTTATCTCTATGTTAAATCCTGAAACTAATGAAAAAACTAACACTTGGGTAAAATATGCTGAGTGGGAATTTTGGAAGCAATTCATGGATGAAATTGAAGTTATGTTAATGTTTGGTGAATCTAACATTAAATCTAATGGAACAACTGATTTAAAAGGTGCTTCAGGAAATACAATTTATTCTGGTGCTGGTTTAGAAAATCAAATTGCTCCAGGTAACAAACGTCTTTACACTACATTGAATGAAAAAACTATCCGTGACTTCATGGGAGATTTAGCATACAATGGTACTGAAGATGGTCCTCGTGAATATGTGGCTTTATGTGGTCGTGAATTCATGAACTTATTTGATCAAGCTATGAAGCGTTCAGCATCTGCTTTCAACTTAGTTGATAGTAAATTCATTGCAGGTGAAGGACAAAACTTAGAATTACATGGTCAGTTTATGACTTATACAGGTTTAAATGGAGATAAAATTACATTAAAAGAGTATAAGCCTTATAATGATACAATGAGAAATCGTTTATTACACCCTCAAACTGGTAAACCAGCAGAGTCTTATAAAGCAACTTTCTTAAACTTTAAATCTTATAACAAAGGAGAACCAAATATCCAAAAAGTATATTCTAAAGATCGTGAGATGGTAACAACTTACATTGAAGGAATGTATGGTCCTTATGGACCTAAGAAAAATGGTTCATCTGCAAGTTCAGTAGATGGTTACACATTTGAAGCAATGACAGAATGTGGAGTTATGTTACGTGATCCATCAGATGCTGCTCAATTAATTTTAGATGCTTCTAGCATTAGTTAGTTAAAGAATAAAGGTTTTTTAGAGAGTGTACCTTATATCAAAACACTCTCTTTTTTTAAACTAATAAAGGCAAATTATTAAAAACAATGGAAGTAATTAACAGACAGTATGTTATTAGACCTATCATACGCAATAAATTTTCAGGTCAATCTTATTACAATAAAACTCTTACTGTAATAATGGGAGCACAGTTAAGTAACACTGGTTTATATAAAACAGGATTATCAACTGAAGATGAAGCATATTTTGAAAAGGAGTTAAACCTAGCTAAAGGAACTTTAAGTAAGCGTAATGCTGACTTTTGGGGAGATATGGAAGTAAGGTTAAGAAACGACAAGTTAACAATATTTAATATAGTTAACGCATATGATGAATTAAAGTTTAGAATGTTACAACAACATGATTGGATTGCTAATACAGAGCATGATGTTGTAGGTAATTCAACTGCTAGATTTTACATATATGATCCAGAAGCAGCAAGTAAAATTGAAGATGCTAAAATGGAATTTGAATTTGCAGCAATGGAAGCTTTCCATAAAACAACTGTTGAAGAAAGAAGAGGGTTACTAAGAGTCTATGGTAAAACAGGTGTAGATAATATGTCTGAAACTATGATTAAAACAGAATTATTTAAAGAACTTAAAAAAGACTTTAAAGAATTTATTAGAATCACTTTAGCTAAAGATACTCCAATAAGAGCTTTAGTAAAAGCTTTAACTGAGAAAGAAATAATTAAACAAAAAGGTACTTATTTTTATAATGGTGAAGATTTATTAGGTAGTTCAACTGATGAAGTTGTAAGTTACTTAGCAGATTTAAAAAACCAAGCTATTAAATTAGCATTAGAAAATAAATTAAAACCTAAGAAAGCCAAAACTGAATAATGACTATTGTAGAAGCTCATCAAGAATTTAAGTTTAGATGTGATAAATTAGATGCTCTAAATTATCCTAACTTCTTACCAGAAGAAATAGATTTAATTTTAAATAATGCTCAACAAAGAATTATTAAACAAAGGTATGGTCTTTCTAATAATAAAAGACAATCTTTTGAGGAAACTCAGAAAAGAACTGAAGATTTAAAAAATGTTACAGTAAATGCAGTATTAACACCTTTAGCTTATGCTTCAGATAATATTGATGTAACTGCAAGATTTTTAACTTTACCTACTGATCATTGGTTTACTGTACAGGAAAGATGTAGTATTACATGTACTATATGTGGTGCACCAGTAACACAACTAGTTGAAGTTATTCCAACAAGTCATTCAGAATTTTCTAAAGTGATCAAAGATCCTTTTAAACAACCTACTAATACTAAAGTTATTAGATTAATGGAAGCAGGAAGAGTTGAATTATTATCATCTTGTACAATTGTAGATTATAGAATGAGATACATTAAACAACCAGCTACAGTTAATATTAATACAGGTGTTACATTTGATTTATCTGAACACATGCATTCAGAAATTATAGATCAAGGAGTATCAATAGCTTTAGAAGGAATAGAGGGTAAAAGAACACAATCATTTAATCCTTTGATTAATAATACTAACGAATAATAAATTTAAATTAAAATGTCAATTCAAAACCCAATAAAAAAAGCATTAGGTGCAGATGTACAATCTTTTGCTAGAACTCAACAAGAAAAAATTGTTGAAATGATTACTGCAATTAATGCATTACAAGCATCTTTAGATGCAGCATTATTATTGTTACCAACAGCAGATCAAAAAGCAGCATTAGATGCAGCAATTACTGCAGATGCTACAAATGCTTTTGCTACAATAAATGATTTACCATAATAAATAACAAATATCTTAATAAATAAAAATTAAAAATTAAAAAAAATGTCAATTCATAAAGTAACAAACACATTTGTAGGTAATGGTTCAGCATTAGAAGCTAACGTAACTACATTAACTCCTGGTAAATTAGGAGTATTTAAAATGGATCAAACTGCATTAGGTGCAGCTACTCCATATGTAGCAAATACTGCTTCTCAAAAAATTCAATTTTCTGAAACATTTGCTGATGGTTCATTTAAAAAATCTATGTTAGTAGATGGTGCTTCTTTAGTAAATATTCGTACAGAAGCTTATACTCCTGCTACTCGTAATGTATGGTCTATTGGTTATGACCGTAAGGCTGCTACAGGTTCTATTGAAGTAAACAATGCTTCTGATTATACAGCTAGTATTCGTTTTAAGAATGATAAATCTTTATATTCTGAAAGACCAGAAATGTTAAGAATTAACTTTACTTCTTCTGCTACAGCTACTCAATTATCTGTTGCTACTCAAACAGCAGCAGCAATTAATAACAGTGGTTATAAAACATTAGTTGAAGCTAAAATTGTAAGTAATGGTCCATTTGTTGCTGCAACAGGAACATCTCCTGCAGTATTTGGTGATGCTACATTAGGTGCTGCTACAGCATATGGTGTTGAAATTACAGCATTAGATATTAATCAATTCCGTAGTTCAA